GGCGACGTTGAGCGACTCCTGAATTCCCATGAAGATCAAGGTCGTAAAGACCATGGCTTCAACGGGAAAACAGAGTGCTGAACCCATAGACGCATACTTGGCCAAACGGATCACTCCGTGACCAGGTACGTCGGCCCGACGAGAACGAGTCGCGTCCAAAGCCGCAGTTAAATGCGGCCAGAGATCGGTCATCGTTCTCACGAGCTGATTGGAGACGCGGTCAGACGCTTCACTCAGATCGAGCGTCGCAGTCTTTCCGTTCATTGACCCCGTTAAGGCCAAACGCTGATTAGGCGTCTGGTCTCGGAAGCCAATGATCCTAGGGAGGAGGTTATCCCTCTCATAGGCATCCATGAAACACCGCTTCAGCCCCTGCTGCATGTACTGCATGCAGGTCGGTTCGATAGCGATGATTCGTGGCGTCTTCAACGTCTTAGGAACCGGAACAACCCTCACAGGTGTTTCGGCGCCAGGTTCGAGGATGTTCACCTGATCCAAATCTTCACGAAAGTGAAGATTCGGAATCAAGTACCGGTAAGAGGGAAAGACCTCTTCCAGTCGCCGGGTCCAAGTTCGTGACAGATACTTTCCATTGCTGGAAAGACCATCGGCCACAGCCCCTGGACCATGATTCGGGAGGATCTGCTCGTAATAGACATCTCTGTCCATTTGAGCGAACACCCCCTGAAACAGCAAAACGGCCATTGAACGAAACCGATCCAAATCTTCCTGGGTCAGTTTCTGGTCGTTTTGGCGGACATCCTGCTCACACTCGATGAAGTCGGACATCGATTTTTCCACCCTTGCAGGAGTGCAAGGGAGGAGGATTTTGCCAAACATCAGAGTCAACTGACGAATGGCAATAATCGAATCGACACACGGCTCATCGAGCAACGCACCACTACTCCGGTCGAACACACGGGAGAAGTAACCTCCGAGAAATCGGGGGAGCCTTCCTCTTCCAGTAGTAAAGGAAGAGTTGATCCCGACCTGTCCCTGGTCAATCCACTTTTGGGTGGACTTCCCAAGTTCAGGTAGGGTTATCGTGAGAAACGATAACCCCTCATGTTCGTACCGCCTGCGGACGGTATTAATGTCCGCAGTGGCGCTGATGCAGCATCGCGTAGCAGATTCCTCCGCTACGCGGGACCAGAGTGACATTAGGATTTTCAAGTGCCCTCCTCAATTGAGGTTACACTTCCTTAGCCTAATGACATCGACCTGTTAGGAAACGCTAGCTTTACCAACTAGCGCTGGGATGGTAAGTCCCACTCCAATCCTAACAGACCACCGATATGCCCAAAGGCATAAAGGATCAGGATCCCCTGGACCTTACGGACCAGGGGAAGCCATCGTAGATGGAACGCCGGCCAACCAAGAAACCTATTTTACTAGGTTCCGAAGAAGGCGGGCTACCATTTCATTGATGGACAAATGCATGACATCAAAGATCACGGCAATGAGAAGGAGAACACGGTAGTTCACCTTAACATAAACCGTGAAACTTTCGTCACGCAATTCCTGACCCTTATCGGAGAGTACGTGGAAGAATCCCTTATCTACACCTTCCGGTGTAGGTATGGATACATTCTCGCCACTCTCCGAACCGCTACGACTCACCACCGAGGAGTCTGGTGATGAGCGCATCCGTTGCCGCCGTGTACATGGTTTTGAAGCCAGTGTACACAGCGAGCTGCTCCGTCGTCGTATAGCCCGCTACCGGAACATCAAAGACGATGTAGTTACTCATCGACACTTTGACATTTTCGGTCGGGCGAAACGGGTCAGGAGCCAGCTTCGAGTGGTTGACTCGGAGCAGGTGTCGAAGGCGCTTCCCACTATCGTGGGAGGCCTGCACCTGCACGAGCCCATCACCACTCTGATACGTCGACTCGTCCTGCATCGTAGAAACACGAGGCAGCGATATCGTTGTACCAGAGATAGTAATGGACAGCGGATCAGTAAATGCCACAGGCATCACTCCTAGGACTCGGGTCTCGAGCCCCATGGCTCGACACAGATGACAGCAACATGCTGCTAGCGACGGGTAATACCCAACGCTGCAGCAATGGCCAACTGGCGGATCGTTAGACCCGCCCAGCTTAGGCCGAACCCGAAAGGCGTTGCCACTCGTCGTCTCTTGATTTCTGTTCTCAAGACGATAGGTGACGGGTAGACCTTAGGAGAAAACAATCTCCCAGGTCCGTCCAGAGAGTATCGGTCCGTTTTGATGGAATGTTCCATCACGTAACCGTACTTCAACGCCAAACCATCTGTGGCCCAATCCGAGAGATTCGAAACGACATCTCCCGCATTGGAGAACCAGTCAATGGCCCACGTCCACGGTGTCGCATTCCATACCACTTCCGGCGTCAAGTCAAGACCTGTTAGGGTCATGGCCTGACGAGCATTCCGAATCATACCGACCCTGGAGTCGTAACCCCAAGGAAGGTGATACGTGAATGCGCCCGAAAACCACACCTGTGTTTCAGTTGTGGTATCGCGGTATAGAGTTGCGTTCGGCTTAGTGCGGTCAAGGAACTCCGGTTGCCCGTCGAAAACGACGGGGTTCCGGCTTCCAGCAACCACACTAGACGTCGTGGTCTTCGTTACAGGAAAGCTATACCGGCGCCTAGTCACTCGTCCAGAACCACGCTCAAACTGTTCAAGAACAGAGTGAGAGTGGGTGACGGCATGATAGAGATCATGCACGTCACTGACGAGTGGTAGCCAGCCAAATTGTGCGTTAAGATATTCATCACCCGCAGAGCGGGCGATGGACGTCTTCCCCTGCCAAAGAGTCGCCCCAAAGAGTTTGGGGAGACCCTCGGTATGGAGTTCACGCAGAAAGTTGGCTGCCTGGGCAACTTGATTGGTGGGCTTACAGCGAGCAATAGCCGTAGTACCCAAAACGTCCAGGTTTCCCTGAGGCGGAATGGGCTGCGACATAATGTTCGCTGCGACCACGGTAGCATAGACAGGTCCGTACCATTCAGATACGCGATCCTGTCCAGTACCAAGGTCCTGTCTCCCAGTTACGTGCTGAAACTGCGGAAACTCCGCAGTAACAGTCGTCTTCTGAGAGAAGAAGTTACCACCAAGATCGCCTGGGAAAGTTCGATTATTCCGATTAGATCGGATAAAAGAACCCCAGCCGGCATGGCGTTCGTCAACAGTAGTTTGTTGACCCCTTAGAGAAGCAAGAGGAGGTGGAGTCATCGGTACACCCAACGTCGTGACCTTTGGTGTGGTCCGTACGTGAGTGACCGAATTCTCCTGCCAAGTAGTGTATTCGCCCCGCCCCTGAGTATCGAACAAATCAGGAACGTGGCGACTCTTGCTCGGCATCTCCAACTACCTCCCTTCGGGTTGTAACTGAGTGGTCAAGTCCAGGAAGGATAATCCTTCCTATCCTTACCAACAAGAGTGACAAACTCCCATAGGTAAGGTGTGCTGCATCGCGTCGGGGGTCCCCTAGTGATAGG